GAGTTCGAGCCCGATCCCCCACACGTATTCGATTGGCGGGATCGGCTGTCACGCAGCGAGTTCGGCGAAACCCACCCCAAGTGGTTCGTCGGTGCGGAGTCGAATGCGGAGTTTGACTACCTCGAAAACAAGCTGCGTCGGGAACGGGAGAACCGGGAACTGTTGGCGAGTGCAGGGTTGGCAGGCGTCGGCGCGTCGATGACTGCGGGGATACTCGACCTGACGCTGCTGCTGCCCGCGGTGGGTATGGGCGGGGGTGCGTTGGCGACGGCGGGGCGGTTTGCGGCGGCTGGTGTGGCCGAGGCCGCTCTTGCCGAGTCGGTCCTCCAATCCACGCAGGGCCTCCGCACCGGCGAAGAGAGCGCCTTCAACATCGCAGGCTCGGCGGTGGTTTCCGGTATCCTAGGTTCCGCGGCAGGGGCATTGTCGCGTCGTGCCCTCGATGATATGGGAAGCCAGCTTGAGGCTGATATGGCTGGCACGGAAACCGCGGAAACCATACTCACCTCAACGCCCGGCGTTTCCCCGCGTGAACTCGGGCCGCAATCGGCGGGCGCGCAGGCGGCGACGCCCGAAAGTGGCGGCGAAATCGCTCCCTTCCGTTTCTTCGAGCGTGACGTTGACCCAGGTTTCCTCTTCCGCATCTCCCCCGTCACGCGTATGTCCCAGAGCAAAAACTGGGCGTTGCGGTGGATGGGGAACAACCTCGGAACAGGCGGGATGCGGTTTGAAGCGAACCGTCGTGGCATCGCCACCGCCGAGGGCGGAACTGTTGAAACGCGGGCGAAGGTGCGGAGTGGAAAATACCTCAACTTCGTTAGCCGCCTTGACAACGCCTACATGGAATACCTCGGCGCGGCCGACGCCGGAATGACGGGTCGGGCCGCTGCCCGCATCAAAGCTCAACTCGGTCATACGCCTGGTAAAATGAAAAGCGACGAGTTCCATCGCCTCGTCGGGCGGCAGATGTTGCTCGGGGGTGAGCCCACCAACATCCCCGCCGTTGACAAACTGATGAAGGAGATCGAGGAGACGATCTACAAGCCGGACCTCGAGGACCTTCTTCGCTTCGGCCTTGTAGCAGAGCGAGACATCGAAGAATTCCGTGTGAAGTTCGGCAATCACTATGCGAACCGTAGTTACAATCATCCGCTGATCGCTTCGCGCAAGTCCGACGCCATCGACATCCTTGCCCGCAACCGGCGGCAATTTTACGAGCGGGAAGCCCAAACAGCTTTTAACAACGCTGTCGAGCGTGCGAACGACGAGCAGGAACTCGCTGAGATTCTCGAGACGCAGAATGAGGCCAGGCGCGACGCACTCGCGAAGGACATCGAGCGGGAAGAGGAGCGGGTGTTTGAAGAGATGGAGGGCGCAGATGTTGTGAGCGAAGCACAAGCCCTCCGTGCCTACGCTCGGCAGATCAAGGACGAGAACCCCGAAGGGGCTGCCGACCTTCGCCGACAGGCGAATGAGTTGATGCGAACGCCCGAAGCGCGGAACGTGCAGCGGTCGCTGACGAAAATCAACAGGAAGAAGGCCGCGCTCAAGCAATCGGTGAGGGGGCTGGAAGAGCGTCAGGCCCGTCAAGAGCGGAAGATCGAAAAGAGCGAAAACGCCATTCGCAATACCTATCGTGCGATTGTGCGGAAAGCGCAGAGGATTGCGCGGCGGCTCGACAAGTTGTCGGATAAGGAACTCGATAAGGAACTTGGTCGGCTTCGCGAAATGGTGGACCGGGCGTCGCAGGTTCACGAACGAGCCGAGAACGAACTGTTTGGCCTGTCGGAGTGGTTCGAGGCCTTCGAGGCCAATACGAGGGCGCGGCCGGAGCGGGCCGCAGAGACCCGTCGCGCGCAGCGTAAAACAGACATCGAGGTTGGCACCGCGCCGCCCGAGGTTCGAGTTACGCCGAAGCAACTCGAGGCTATCGGTTCTCTAGCGGGCCTTTCCCCCGATCTCGGCCCCGGCGGGAAGAAGGGCCTCTTCACCGTGCGAACGATGGAGGCGCAAGAGAAGCTAGTCGAAGCCATCAACAACGCGATCCCCCGCTCCAACAACGCAATGAAGGGCTCGCTGCGGAAACTTCGCGAGGACGTTCTCGGCCTGGACATGCGAGAGTGGGCGAGAGCCCAGCAACTCGAACAGAAGGCCATGACGCTGGAGTCCGCGCAGGATGCGCGCACGGCCCGGCTTGAGCGGCTGGAAGAGCGACTGGAGACCGCAGAGTCGTTCGACCGTGACGCAGCCCGTCGTGCCCTTGACAGCGTTGTTGAGACCGCCGTGGATGAAACCGCGCGTCTGAATGAGGTTCGCTACGCCCGGCTCACGAAGCAGCGTGAGCGGCTTGAGGGAATGGACCCCGAGACCGCGCGGCAGCGGGCTGCGAAACTGCGTGAGAGCGCAGAGGGCCGGGTGCGCGGTGTGCAGGAGCGTTTTCGGACGGCGGCCGATGACTTCGACCCCGAGACCGGGCGGGGCGACTTCACCCGCCAAGCTGAAGAGGACGCCCGCCGCGTTGTTGACCGCATCCTTGGGAACGAGTTCCGTCTCCCCTACTA